ACATGGTACGCATCCCGGCTGCAACGGCCTCCTGGAGCCTCCCAGACGGGTCTAATGGGGCATCGGCGGCCATCATCAGCGGGCAGGACCCCATCGCCTCCTTGGGGATTGGCAAGGTGATTGCCGTGGACGGGAAGAGCCTGCGCATCGTCGGCCAGACCCACAAGCGTTCCAGCGCCTGGGTGACTCTGCAGGTCATCCTGCTGAACCAGTGAGGGTCGAGACCAAGATTGAGCCTAAGAGCCTAGCTGAGTTCGAGCAGGCCATGATGGAGTACGCCTTCGCCTGCCGCGAGACCATCAAGGACGTGGGGCTAAAGAATGCGGCGCTAATGTGCCGCGAATCCATGATGCTGACTCCCCCGATGGGATCGAAGGGCAACGGCCTCAAGCAACAGGCCCAGAAGGCCGGCGAGAACACCATCAACCGCGACGTCCGAAAGATTTACACCGCGGTAAACGGGAAAGGGTCCGGGCCTCTTTTGCTAGTCACCCAGCAACTGGCCTATTCTACGCGGTATGGTTCTCCCTCTGATTTCCGATCTCTGCTGGATGGCGCTAAGATGTCTGTGTTGAAGAAAGGCACCAAAATCTTGCGGGCCATCGCCAACGACTACGACGACGAGCGGGCCTTCCGTAAGGCCAAGAACTACTTTGCCCGGTCCATCGCCAGGAGCACTCAGTTTGGGGTCGGTTATGTTCAAGACTTGCGACCAATCCACGAGGCGCATCTTAAGCGCTTCAATGGTCGTTTTCTGGTGGGTGGACGCTCAAAGTCTCCGCTCCGCAACTGGCGCGACAAGCAGCTAGTTCAGGACGATGAGGCCATCAAGGAGTACGTGGCGAGCCGTGCGCCTTCTGTTGGCAAGCTGAAGTCTGGCTGGTACAAGGTCCTAATGGGCCTGCCCAAGCCTTCGAGCCGCGAGAACAAGGCGAACTTCGGCACCTCGGGCATCCCGAACTACATCAAGCGCCATGCCGGGCAGGCCGGGTACATTCAACTGCTCGAGGCTAAGGACGTCTTCTCCCTGGTCATCGGCAACGGCATCGCGGACATGAACAAGGTCAGCACCGAAGCGGACGTGAAAAGCACTGTCCTCGGCCTGCGTTACAAGCAGCTGCGCCTTGACCTGGAACAAAGGTTGAAGAAGGCCGCAGACAAGGCATCAAAGCGTTAACCACTTATGGGCACATCCAGCATCCGCCACATCGTCGAGGGCAACCTCGTGACCATGCTTCAGGCCGAAGCCACATTCACGGGAGTGAACATTTACCCGGGGGACAGCACGGCCGACGCGATCATGCCCAAGGTGGTGGTGGTCTGCGACTCCGCCAACACCCCCGCTGGCCTACCTGACGGCCTTGGCAACTACGACTGCCAGGTGCGGGCGGTCCTGCACGACAACGCTAACGACGTGACCCTGACGACCCACCGGGCCCGGGCGGCGGCCATGGTGGCCACCCTCTCGGACGTGACTGCCATGACGACGACCTTCTCGACCCAAGGCGACGCGGCCCTGTACGACGTGACTGTGGTCTCGGAAGACCAGGGGCTGGACGAGCAGACGGGTGCCTGGGCGACTGTCCTACGGGTGTCGGTCCTCTGCGTCCTTGCGCCTTGACCGGGCCGCCAAGGGTAAGAACCACCCATGGCTGCTATCCTTAAAGGCGTTACTGTTTTGTACGGCGTGGCCGTGCAGTCCGGCATCAGCAACTTCATCTGCCAGAGCGTCAGCGTCGATAAGGCTTTCGAGCTGAACGACAAGGTTGCCGACGAGACGGGCGTGACTGTGACCCTCCGTTACGACGGCGTGGAGCGGACCGGCACTGTCGAAGGCATCGCCAAGACCACGGACATGCCGGAGATTGGCGCGGCCATCACGATTGCGCTGAAGACCGACGTTGGCGTTTCGCAAAGCATCACTGGTTGTGTGGAGGCCGTATCTGAAAAGGGAAGCAACAAGGACTTCGTCCGGGTCAGCATCAAGTTCCGCCAGGTTGACGGCATCGCTTCCTACGTGTCTGCTTGATGGATTTACTCCTACGCTTAATGCGTAGTTAGTGGACCGCCGCTTTGCCTTAGCCTTCACCGATCCGCAGGAAGTCGACTTCCTCGGCTATCGGCTGCCTCCCTTCTGCCTGCGTCACCGCGTAAGGCTGCACGCCATCAACTCGCCCTTCGTGGAGGCGGCCGAGTACACCACCGGGCACATGCTCGCGGCCATCAAGACGTGCGCCGGCCTGCCCATCGACGACGTGACGGGGAAAGACAAGGCCCTGCTTTACATATGGGCCAAGGACGAGGTGAAGCTGGCCAACGATTGCATGGCCTTTCGGACCTACATGCTCGAGTCCCACTGGCCCAAGTTCTGGGACACGGGCAAACTAGAGCAGCGCGTGAGCGGCATGCCCTGGATACTCAACCTAGTGGCCAACCTGATCAGCAACGGCGTGCCTGAGGAGCGTGCCTGGACGATGCCCGAGTGTCAGGCCATCTGGCTATCGACGACCTTCTCCGGGCTCAAGGGGGTTGAGGTCAACCTACTGACGACGGAGGACGAGGAAGCCATGGCGGCTTTTACCACTTCCCAAGGGTAGGATGAGCACGGACGTCAACTACAGCATCAAGGGCACCTCCGACGTGCCTCAGCAGGTGGACAAGGCGAAGAAGGCCATGTCCGAGATGGACCGCCAGACGCAGGCTATCGGCAAGAAGTTCACCGAGTTCGGCAAAGACCTCTTCATGGGCTTCCTTGCGCCGATGGTGCTCGTGCAGCAGGCCGTGAGCTTTATCTCCGGCGCTATCGCCAAGGCCCGGCAGGACGCCAAGGACGCGGTGGACTTCGCCGCCGGCATCAAGGTCGAGGAGCTCAAGGCCTCGCCTGTGGACCCGACGACGCGGTACATGGCCCAGAAGCTGCAGGTGGACTTGCGCACGGAGAAGGAGAAAGAGCAGGCCGCCACCGCCCGCGAGACTGTCACCGAGGAGTTCCTGAAGCGCGACCCCCGTGGCCGTCAGTACTTCTTCAAGGAAGCCGCCACCGGGGACGAAGGCCCTGGCATGAGCGAGTCGGCGCTGGCCAAGTTCAAGTACGTGCAGGACGCCGTCGCCAAGATCGTGGAGGCCGACATGAAGAAGGCGCTGAAAGAGGAGCAGGACAAGGCCGCCGCCGACAAGGCCGAAGCTGAGAAGAAGAAGGCCGCCGCCACTGTCGGCGTCTTCGCCGGCGACAACGCTGTCTTCGGCGTTGGCAACTCGCCCCACATGACCATGCTCAACCATCAGATCGAGCTGCAGAAGACGGCCAACGAATACCTGGCGGTGATTGCGGCGGCCGCCGGTTCGTCTTCGGACTTCACGAAGGACCAGACCAACGGCAACGCTTCCAAGAACGTCTACTACCAGACCACCAACGTCTCTTAACATGGCACGCATCGACAAAGGAAACGACCTCTCCAGCCCGGTCCTTCAACCAGGTTGGACAGTCCAGCAGGACGGCTATGGCCTATGGACGGGCAAGTGTCTGTTTAAACTAGACCAAGAATACGCCGTCCTCATCGCCGAGTTCGAGCGCGGCCTGCCTCATCCGGTGGCCCCCTTCGATGCTTTCATGTGGTCGAACCGCGTGACTGCGACCTACGACAAGAACGGAATCGCCACCTTGGCCGTCGAGTATGTCGGTATCAACACTGGCGTGGTCCCTGGAGAAGGTGAGCCCACTGTCACTGAGCCTAACGTCTCCGGGGCCGTGGCCACGAGCAGCGAGCCTATCGAGACGCACCGCAATTTCTTTGAAATCGAGGACGGCGTGGGAGTAATCGCCGGCGTGGGCTCTGGAACGGCTTCGGCCCCGATCTATGAGGCCAGCACCTTCAAGGCCAAGACAAGCGACACGGGCACGCTATACAAAGGCGAGAACGGGGCGCACTTCACCCAGAAGACGGGTGGTCAGTTCGTCGGCTTCCTCGACCCGGAGTTCAAGTACTACTACGGCCGCAAGTCCTACCTCTCCCCGACAACGGGCTTCTCCGGCGTCATCTACGTCAAGGGCGGGGAAGACAGCGCCTTAGGCGCCAATGTGGTACAAGCCATGCGTGACGCAGTGGGCTACTCATCCAACGACCAGACCTGGAACAGCAACCTGCCGGTGCTCCTGCCCAACTACATGGGCACCATGTTTACGGGTCCGGCCGGCGCCAAGCTCCTGCTGGCCAGCGTTAACTTCGAGGACTATGCGCTGAACGTCTACAAGATCAGCTACACCATCCGCTACTCCAACGAGGGCTGGGTGCCTGAGGTCTACCCCATCCTGCCCTAAAGATGCAACCTGGCAACGGCTACACCCTGAGCGCGGGCCAGAACGGCACGTCCCTGACCATCGACGACCCGCAGCTGGCCGGCGACCCGGAGCAGTTCCGCGTGACCATCATGCCGACGGGCGCTGGTTATGGGGTGCAGGTCCGCAAGGGGTCCGTGCTTTGGTGCAATTACCGCAATACCGACGCTTGGGTCTTCGCCACTAAAAGCGGGGAAATCCAAAAGTTCTTTGCCTATCCTACGGGCTCCAAGACGGATGGACCTTTTGCTTCCTCCGATGGTAGCCCACTGATGGCCCGGGGCGGGTACATTCAAATCCAGCCGGCGAGCGTCGAGGGGGGGTCAGACTCCTGGGGCGTTTACCTACTCGGATGCGGTGACAATAGCATGGGAGACTTCAGGCCATACATCGGCATCATGGCGGATGGTTCGGACGCCGAGGTGAAGTCCCGTTATTTCAACGGGGCCAACGACCAGATCATCGTGCGCAACGTGCGGGAACTGACCTCGGTTGAAGTGTACACTCCTTCGGGGACTACCAGCATCACGTACACCGCGTGCAGCACCCTGTACCAGTACAACTACAACTGCCAGCGCTACAAGGTGGCTACCCTCACTTGGGAAGACAACACGTTCGTCGT